TTTTGCTTGATAGAACAACTCATCACGCCAGTTTCTCCCCCAGATATCAAAAGTAAATCCTAAACGACCAAGAGAGAATAGAAAGGAAAACAGTCTACCATATCCCATAGAGATTTGAAGATAAGGGAACTCAATCCACTTACCATACTCACCACAATCAATAGCAACTTGAAGAAGTGAATAATGCTTTCCAGTACAAAGAGTTAGATAATACTCTGTCCCATAATCGTTTCTTTTGCCAACTTGAAATAGTTTCATTGCTTAAGTTCTTCCGCAAGTTGAAGTAAATCATTTTTATCCAAAACAATTCTACCATCTTGTGTATTGTAGAACTGGACACTTTCAGTAGCAATAGAGAGAATGGCAGAAACTAACTTCTCTTCAGTATCAGCACCATCTTTACGATGTTGCCATATTTTATTCATAACCTCTTGTGCTCGTTCAGTCATAATTTATATCTTTCAGTAGTTCTTCTAGTCTATCAATTTCTTCAGAATCTATCGGAATTGTTTTAACTTTACCAGTTTCCACATCATCTGCCATTTGCATCAAATACTCAAGAAAATCTTTATCATAAACATCATCTTCATTGAGTGATGCCCAGAACCATTCAATACATTCTGTTTCTGGATCATCTTCTCTCATTAGAGCATAACCATCATAGTTTGATCCCATGAGATCTGCCCACATTCTAAAGTTATGACGAATACTTTGCCATCCTGTCATCCAACAGTGACCAATCCAATATTCCCACCAGTTTAAGGTGGTTTTGTTTTTTTCCGTTCCTCTTACTGGTGTACTATACATCACTTACTCATTTGAAGTGTGGGAACTGGCATACCGCCTTCGGTCGGAACGTAGATAGTTACGTTACCTTTGTTGCTGCCTTCTTCCAGACCAGTGATATACAGATACTGAAGATACTCACGGTTATCTTTCAGGGAGTCACCGATGATTTGGTTTGCTTTAGCAACACCAGTAGCACGGATGATTTCAGCATCAGCAAGTTGTTGTGCCGAATCTTTCTTTGCTTGTGCTTCCAGAACTGCAACCTGTCGGGTGTATTCTGCTTTCTGTAGTTCTGCTTTACCAGCAAGAGATTGTTGCCACACATTGTATTGAGGACCACCAATAAAGAGGAGACCACCAATCACAAAGACACCACCAATAAAAAGAATAGCAACAGGGTCAAAATATCCGTTTTGTTGTTTCATTTGTCATTCTCCATAGTAGATTTAAGAAGTTCATTCATAGTGCGACGGGCACGATAGTTTTGGATAATGTCCATCACACAATAACCAAAGGCAAATCCTGCCATCATAGTAACAATCATTTAGAGGAACCTCCAGAATTGTAAGTAATCATATTAGCAAGAAGGATAATCAAAAAGTTCTGCCAGAATGTCAATGAGACACTAAACCAAGACAGAATGATTCCAAGAATCCATGCTTGGAAGAAGAGTCCTGCTGTAGCAAGTACAAGTACGACAAAGGCAGCAGCGACAGTAGTAGAATCTTTCATTTTAAGTCTTCATTATTATTAGTTTGGAAATATTTCATCGTCCCGTAATATCCTCATAATCTTGCAATATACCACATCGGAAGTGTAAACGCAAGCGAGGCCAATCTTTCCATTTGCCCTGCCAGTTTTCAGGATACACTTCAATATACTTGGTGATATAACATGGTTGATATTTACCATGCTGTCCCGTGGGAATCCATTCAAAGTTTAAATATCCACGCTCCTTGTTATAGCGTTCATCATCCTCTTTGATTTCTTCAAAAGTATGCGTACCAATATAGCTAGGATACCACAACTTACCACTGGGGTCTAACCAGTAGTCAGTCATTGTTCCACCAATACCATCTTCAATATCTTTGGTTTGGCACACTACATTAGTAAACTGCTCGCCCAAATCATACGATGAGCGAAAGTAATCAAACATTCCCATAGTAATTACTATTCATTATTTTATCAATTTCCAATTATTATCATTCTTTTTATTCATAGTAAATTTATATTTTCTATTTACAGATGTCAAATACAAAGTTTCATTAACTTCATCATCAATATAGCAACTATGAAGACCATCCATATACTCATCAAATCTTTCTTGAGCAAGTTTTGAAATTGGATCAATTGTTACAATCTTTCTTTTAATTTTAGTATTTTCTAGGGAATTTTTAGACAAAGTAGAACCTTGCATTGGTGCTTTTTGAATACCCTATCAGTATAGCACCTTTTTACCTAGGACAGGAACGTCAATGGACAGTTCAAATTTTGCCCTTTGTTGAAGTTTTATTTTTTTGATTTGTTTCAAGTTTTGGAGTAGGTGCAGGAATAGATGTTTTTACCTCTTCTACTTTTTCAACTTCTTTTGGTGTGTAAAGGTCTGAAAATCTACTCATTGGAATACTTTTAACGTTATAATATATTTAGTTTTTTGGAGATATTAAGTATTCTACTGTGTTGGCAACGTCTTGCATAGCATCTCTCAAATCTTTTCTTGATCCAGATTCTTGTTTGATTATTGGTCGTGAATCATCAGTGAGAGTCCATCTCCACTCTTCATAAGAGTCACAATACCAAAGATTAATTTTCATTTTTCTGATATTCTAGTTTTACCCAATTAAGGAGAGCATTTGCTTCCATAATGGAAGAATCATCAAACATATTTTCAGTTCGAAGTTTCATAACATAATTTTCTAGAGCAGCAATTGCAATTTGCCTATCTTTTTGAGAAAGTAATGACATAGTATAAATGCTTTCAGATATTTATTGTATGGGCGGTGAGGGATTCGAACCCCCGTCCCTTTCGGTGTAAACGAAACGCGCTACCACTGTGCCAACCGCCCTTTTTATTTTTGCAATAAATCAACTGCAAATTTTATTGTTTCATTATAAGGAACAATAACAGCACTATTTTTGCCATCTCTAATAATGAATGATTCTCCTTTTTCAACTCTGCTCATTAGGTTGTCAAAATCTCTTTGGAACTCTTCAATTGTAAATGATTCAAGTACTTCTAGTTCTTTCATTTTTTCATAAAGGTAAGTTTTATGAATCGAGCATAAAGGATTTGAACCTTTGACCTTTCCGCCCCAAACGGAACGCGCTGCCAAACTGCGCTAATGCCCGATTTGAAAAGAGGAAAGAAATTCTTTCCTCTTAAGTTATACGTCAGAGTGCATCAAACTATACAGTTTGTGCAGTCCTCGTAAATGCAACAATTTTGTTTGCGTTTGTTTTTTCGTTCCGTCAACAGATAAGACCTTTATGCCCCGTCGAAACCAGTGCATCCCCGTGAAATGGAGATGTGGGGAATCGAACCCCAGTCCGAAACATCAGTATTCTCATCCTCTTGAACTATGTTATTTATGATATGACTTTAAATCATATCAAATGGAGTGCAAGGAAATCGAATCCTTATTGCTGGAATGCAAATCCAGAGTAATAACCATTATACGAGCACCCCAAACGGTGATGAGTGCCCATCACCAGCAGAAGACACTTTCTGCAATTTTCACTGCATTAGAGGGCAGTGAATAAGATAATAAGGCAGGTGAGGTATCTCCTTTCGGTTCCCATTCTCCTTTTACTTTCCATACCTTATTAAATTTAGAAGACCCAGACATTTCCAGTCCTTCCAAGAGTATATATTACATCATCTGCAACTGTCTGTCAAGTTTTTCCTGTTCTCTCACTATTCGTTTTCTTATAGCATTATCACTACAATTAAATAATCTTCCAGTTCCAGTGTATCCGTGTTTTTTAACCAAAGAAATCAATTCATCCAAAGGCGGATACTCCCTTGTTCTGGCAGCAGATGCACATTTATTTGAACAATATTTTTGAGTAGTTAATTTTTCTGTTCCACATTGAGGGCAATTATCTTTTTCTTTGGGTGTTGCCTTATTGGCATAATCCCATTCTGCATAACTTTCATCAAATCTTACAATATCTTTTGGAATATCAGTTATACCAGCGTGAACCTCACGATGACAATTCGAACACAAACAAACACATTTACGAAGTTCGGAAGAGAGTATCTCCCAAGACCTTGTTACACCACCCATAGATGGATTAAAAATTTTTTCCTCTGGATTTATGTGATGAAAGTCTAACGCCTGAACACATTTATCATACCCACATATACCGCATTTAGAACCAAATGCTTTTGTGGCATAGGTTTTTGATCTTTTTCTATAATACGATACTGCTTCTTTATTAGACATTTCTAACCAACAACTATATTATTATTTATAAAAATAATAACTTTTAACTCCAGATGTAGGTACTGCCCCTACCAATCTCCGATTAACAGTCGGGCCCGTTCGCTTGCTCGGTCATCTGGAATACTAACGGGGGTGTTGCCACCCCACCATTTTATTTGGAACTTACAAAAGAATTAATTTTATTAGCAAGTTCTTCTACTTGTTCATAAGTCGGATATTCTGGATAATCCATTTTTACCGTGTTCATAGAATTCTCATTCCAACAACGGGCAGTATCATATTCGATACTGAACTTATCATTAGCAAAAGAGTATGCCTGCTTAAAAATTTCAAACCGTAATTCGTAAGGTGTCATTTGTTTACTCCTGTGTGTGTTTATGTGTGTAAGGCAAGATTAAAGTCTTGCCAAGAGCCCCTAGACAGAATTGAACTGTCGTCTCCGCTTTACAAGAGCGGTGCATCACCACAATGCTTTAGAGGCATTTTGCTCATAAAGAGCAGCGGAAAGGGTGGGATTCGAACCCACGGATGCTTTCACATCGCTAGTTTTCAAGACTAGAGCCTTCAACCACTCGACCACCTTTCCAAGGTGAAAATAATACTATATGTGATAATTAATAACAAATAAAAAAAAATTATTTTTTATTATGTATGTACATAATACCAGCAAATGGTACGATTGTCAACCCACATCCACAAATAAAAAGAAAGAAAGGACTTGCTGCTAGTGTCTCAACAAGATGAAAGATCATCTTCCTCTCCAGTTCTTGTATTCATAATACATGTATTGGTCCACTTCGTCAAGTCCTTGTAAAGGGGCGTTAACATTCCAAATAGACCATTCTTTGCAAAACTGTTTAATATCTATATTGTTTACAATATTGTGCCCATACATTCTCACAAAAGAAGACA